GTGCTGTTGGTGGTGCCGCCCGTGGGCCATTTGCCCACGCTCTGGGCGACCAGACCGGTGAACCCTTTCGAGTCGGCATCGGTGCCGTAGTAGGTCTGAGAGCCCAGCGCGATGCTCGCCGCGCTCAGGGCGCCGCTGGCTTCATCGGCCAGGACGCTGCCGATGCTGCCCGCGTCGGATTTCACGATCGCTTCGTCCACCTGCAACTGGCAATCAAGGAAGAACATTTCCTTGATCGTCTGTTTGTAGGAGGATTTCTGCGTCGCCACCGCTTCGTTCACGTTGCGGAACGCCGCCGTGGGATAGGCCGTGCGCTGGGTCAGCCGGTAGGTCGTGCCGGGGCGCGTGGTGGCCGGAATGACGCCGAACTCCGGAGCGTAGGTGGTCACATCTTCAATGAGACCAACGATCTGATCGCTGCCCGTGCGAGCGGCGATGTCCAGGAGGGTGAGAGCTGCCATATCAGTTTAGGTGTCTGGTGTGGTGGTTGTCTGGGATGTGCCTAGCGAGTCTGACCGCGGGCGGCCAGCTCCTTGTCAATCGCGGCGGCCACCCGCTCCAGGCCTTTCAGTTCCGGGCCCGGTTTCTGGGCCGGCATCGAGGCGCGCGCGCTCAGCGGCACCGTCACGGCCGTGTTGGCGTGCAGCATTTTCAGGGTGCCGAGGTCCAACTTCTTGAGGTCTTCGTCGCTCAAGGGCTTGCCGTCGGTGCCCAGCGGGACTTTGCCGTCTGCGGCGAACCGCTTGATCAGGGTGTCCTTCTCAGCCGCCGTGACAGATTCTTCCCCCGCTTTCACCCGCAAGGTGATGGTCTCCAGGTTCGTCGAGAGGGTCTTGATCTGTTCGGTCACGGGCGCCAGGTCCGGCACGCCCCGTTTCTCCAGCGCGTCCAGACGCGCCGAGAGCGTTTGAGTGAGCGCCGTCATGTCGGGCGCGGTGGATTCAGGCATAGGTGGTGGGGTGGGTTGTGGGTTCGAGGGTGCGATGGGGACAGCGGCTTTGAAAAAGGAGAGGTCGTAAACAGCTCCGTTGCGCGTCAGCGCCGCGGAGTGCACGAAGGTGACCCGGCTCGTAGCGTCCAGCTTCGGGGCAATGCTCAGGTCCTCGTAGTTGCGCGCTTTGGCCTGGCCGATCGGTGTCCAGGTGAGCGCGCTCAGGTAAAGACCGTCCCCCGCCACCGCTTCGACCGTGCCGAATGCCGCCACGTCCCGCGGTTCGGTGGTGCGCTCGTATTCCTCCGACCCGGGCACGGTGTTGTGCTCGAAGTCCAATGCCACCCGCTCGAACCCCAGCTCGCGCTGGTTGGCTGCCAGGCTGGCCAGGCTCTGTTCATCGAATAGCACCGGCCCTTTCGCGGAGGCGTTCTCGCCCCAGTTCAGGACCTTGATCCGGGTGGGGAGTGTATCGCCCTTGAGTGCGCCGTTGGAAATGGCGCGTAGGGAGGTGAGCTGCATGGCCTCGCCGCGTTTCACGAGCGCAGTTCTAAGCCATCCTGTCGAACGGTAAACGCGAACGGTGCGAACGGTGCGAACGGTGCGAACAAACTCAGGCCGCCGCCGGGGGCTGCACCGCGCGCATGAACGCACGCTCTCCGGCCCGGGTGATCAGCACATCCGCGGCAGGGGTCAGCGCAGTGCCGTCCTTGTTGACCGGATAGAACGGCCGCGCGGGTATGGTGACGCTCTTGGCGAAGATGAAGCGGTTGTCGAGGAACCGCATCTTGAACCGTAACCGGCCTTTCTTGGCTTTGATGACTTTGCCGAACTGGTGCACCGATGCGTAGGGCATTGAAGTCGATACTACCGCTTGCTTCGGCGTGACCGTGAGATGAAAAGTGTGCGGCGCCAGAGTGCCCAGGGTAGAGGCCAGTGTCCTGGAGAAGATCAGCTTGTGCGGCGTGAACGTCTTGTCTTCCTTGACCGTCAGCAGTTTCGGCCAGGCGGCCGGCCGGAACGCCGCGCCCACCGAATTGAAGTTGCCTTCCGTGATGCTCTTGAAGGTGGTGCCCATCGCTCGCAAGATCGGCGTAGGATCCAACCCGAGCTTCTTCAGCTGCTTGAACACCGGCGTCATGCCGTCGCTCTTGACCCGGAATGAAAAGCTCATCCGCTGGATTCCTTCTGCATCCGCCGGATCTGCTCGGACCGGTCGCGCCCGAACGCGGTTGCGTCCTTTGGACCTTGCGCCGCTATGGCCACCGGTTTCTGCTGCGTCCTGGTTCCTTTCCGCTTCGCGATCCGGCTGGTCATTGGCCGCGCCAGCCAATCGCTCAACGTCATGCCAGGCATGATCTCCGTGCCGTTCGCCATGCGCGTGAAGTCGTCTGCTGTCTGGCTGTCGTAACGCTTGGCGATCTCTTCCACCGGGATCGCCAGGTTGTCCGGATGCCATTGGTAGGCGCCTGAATCACCGGTTTTGTCCACCGGAACCGTCACGTCATAGGTCTGCCCTGCTCGTTCCAGGGTCCCATTCCGTAGCCTGTCCAGCGCCGGGCCCTCCAGCACCAGCTGGTCGTCCGGGTTGCGTTGGGCGTCCAGGTCCCGTTCCATGTCCACCAGGTCGGGGTTCATGGCCCGGGTCCGACAGCGGCAACCCCAGTCCCACGGCGGAAAGTGCGTCTGCCAGAATGGATCGTCCTTCGGCAAAATCAGGCCGTTCAAAGCCAGATGGCTGGCCCGCACCCGCTCATCCTCCGTGGCCAGGTATTGCAGGTGCGTGGTGTCCGCGTCTTCCTGGGCCACCCGCCAGTTGCTGGCCTGGAATGCCTGGAATCCGTGCGTGCGCACCAGCAAGGTCGCGCGCCGCTGCGCTTCTTCCGCGCCCAAATAGGTCTCCAGTTCACTCGCCACCTGAGCTTTCACCTTGTCCCAGGTGCCTTCGGCGCCGCCTTGCGGCAGGCCCGCGATGACGTCGCGGACCCGTTGCAGCACGTTCGCGCCTTCCACGCCCGTGATGGTGAATGCCCGCGCCCGCAGTTCCGGCAGCAATCCGTCGAAGACTTCGCGCGTGACGACCGCTTTGCCCTTGATCAGCGCGATCGCTTCTTCGTGCGGGCTCGGTTCAAATGAGGCAAGCACGACGTGCCAGGGTGCCAGGGTGCGAGGGTTAACGAGAGTCCGCGGACGCCGCGGCGGCGCCGGCTGCGGCACTGATCTGCAGGGCCGTCTCCATCTCGACCGTCAGCCGGTCTGGCGTCCAGTCAGCATAGGCCGCTTTCAGCCTGGCCAGGCACTCTTCGCGACTTGCGCTTTCCAGGATGATCTGCCGGAACGGCGCCATCGCACCGCGGTAGGCGTCTCCGAGAGCTTTCGCCCGGGCTTGAGCGATCTTGTCCACCGGGTTCGACCCGCGAAGGATCGCCGGCTCCGGCGCGCGCAGGGTCTCGATGCGGTCCTCTTCATCGGTATCGTCTTCCGTATCATCTTCCGCCCCACCTTCCTGGCCGGGTGAGCCGCCGGAGGCCGGCCCGCCAACTCCAGGCAATGCCACCGGCGCTTTGCGTTGCAGGGCGAACCCGATCCGCTTTTGCAGGGTTTCCAACGCTTCGTCGGTCGGTTCCAGCCCGGCCTGGCTGAGCGTGCTCAGCGTGCCGGCGACTTCCGCTGCGTCTTCATCGCTCAGGCCGCCCCAGGCGATCGTCGGCGGTTTGCCCCGGATCCCGTTCACGCGCAGGAATTGGCTGAAGCATTGGCTGCGCAGGGTCTCGCCCAGGCAGACCTGGTCCCACGCTCGGTAATCTTCCCGCACGTCGCTCTGCAGTTTGCTGGTGCCGCTTCCCAAACCCGTGCTCTGGGCTTCACCGCTCAGTGTCTGGCCGACCAGCACCTTGCTGATCTCCCGGTTGCAGATGCTCAGGAACCGCTCGAAGTTCTCCGCCATGCCGCTGGTCGCCGCTTCCACCAGCTCGACTTGGGTGTCGTGATCTACCACCAGGCCGCCAATCTTCACGCTGGAGCTGAACGCGCTCTCCAGCAAAGTCACCGCTTCCTGGTTGGTCACGTCGGTGTGCCCCACCACAAACGGGCTGCCGTAACGTTCGCTGCTCTTGGCCCACCAGTCCCGCAACAGCGGCGTGAGGAACCACCAGAACAGGATCGAGCGCATCGGGCCGCCCCAGTTGTCCCGCACGCCCGCCAGCATGTGGCCCCGGTGCACCACGTGCCGGTCCCGTTCCGCCGGATAGCTGTTCAGGTAGTTGTAGTCGATCCGCCCGTCCACCGTCTGGTAAAACCTCAGGTCCTGTTCCCATTCGCTCGATACCGGGCTCGGCAATTTGAGACCAGGTTGGATTACGTAGGGTTGCTGGAAACAAAGCAGGGTGTAGTTGACCGGTTCCAGCCGCTTCAGCTTGTAGCGCAGCGGCACCGTGCCCTGAACCGTATCGTCCGCCGGGGCGAAGATCTTTTCCACCACGCTCACCGGGTAAAGCACGCTGTCCAACAGGTAGGTCAACCCGCTGTTCCAGTTCTCCACGCCCGCGATCATCTGGCGGACTGCATCCGCCGCTTTCACGTCGGCCGGATCGTCCTCGTCTACCGGCATGATCGAGTGCGGCTGCGCCAGCATCGCCAGTTTGCGTTTGCTGAACTCCGCGTGCACGTGGCTGCCCGTGACCAGGATGTCCCGGTAGATCGCAAACAGGTCCCGCGTGTTGCCCCCTTCCGCCGCGCGTAACGCGCTCTGAATGCTCGATGCGGTGGCGCTTGAACTCAGGTTGGCCGGTTCATAGCGCAGGCTCACGCGGCTCTTGGGCGCCGTCGCCAGGCCGACCGCGTCGGCTACCAGGGCGGCGAATCGTTGGAGGATGGTCATGGGAGGTGTGGGTCGGATGGGACGGCTGGGATGGATTACGCGGTGCCCCCTTGCCAGGTGCCTACCCGGGCAGCGGCGGCTTTGCCGTCCCCGGCACTGAACAGGGCGTGCAAGGCCAGTTTGCAGGCGTCGAAGGTGTCGCCGTGGCGGCCCTGGGCGTCAGGCTCGCATACGAATTGGCCCTTCTCCTTCTTCACCAGGCGAAAGTCTTCGCGCAGGTAACGTTCCGGGGGTAATAGCCAATGGTTGTCGTCCAGCTCGGCCACCAGCCGGCTGCCCAACCATTGTTTGTAGTTCATCGGTTCCGCGCCCGGCCGCTCCACGGTCTCGCTCCCCACCACCATCTCCACCGGCACGTCCATGGCCAGTTCTTTCTTGGCCGTCGCGGCGAACAGGCGTTCGTTGGTCGCGTCGATGCACAGACGCCGCGGCCGCTGGCCCCGCGCGCTTACGGCGCGCACTAGCGCCCGCGCGCGTTCCAGTTGAACGTCCGGGTCGGCCGTCTTCCAGGTGAGGGCCAACGTGAGATCAAATTCCACGCCGTGCCGCTCTACGATGGAAAAGGCGCTCGGGTTGGAAGTCTCCTTGGTGGTGGTAGCCAGGTCCCAACCCAAACCCACCGGCGTGGAAAGTGCCAGCCGCCCTTCCAACCATTCCAGGGCGTGTTGGAAATCGGTGTCGCTGTCCACCTGCATGCAGGCGCATTTGCCCATGCCGCGACGCTGCGCGCTGTCCAGCGTCAGCAGGCCCACCGCGCTCGTCCCGCCCAGCACATGCTCGACTTTGTAGTTCCTGCGCCAGGCGTCCTTGTCGTCCGCCGCGGCGAAATGGTCCTGGGGAGTCAGTTCGCGCTTGGTCCGCAAATCGTAGAGTTTTACCCCGGCAGCGTGTGCGTCGAATACGTCCACCCGATGCACGTCGATGCCCGCCTGGCTCACATACCAGTTCCCTGCCGGGTTCACCGGCCATTCCGTTCCCAGTGCCGGCGCGGTCATCTCGTAGCTGTAGTGCGCGTCGTCCCGGGGCGGCGTGGTGGCCATGATCAGGTGAAAGTCCGGATCGGTGCTCACGATCGGTTCCACCGCTTCCCACAGTTCCCGAAATTCCCGGATGAACCCGAACTCGTCCAGGAACACCCAGCCGGTCCAGCCGCGAGCTGTCGCTGGGTTGGGCGCAATCACCTGCGTGCGGCTGAAGGTGGTGCGGTCTACCCGCACCCGGAACTCCAGGCGCTGCATCTCGAACAGGTGCGCCAGAGCGTCCGGGTCCAGCTCGGCGTAGGTCTTGCCGGTCGAGCTGTCGGCGAATTGCAGCCCGGCACCGGCGGTCAAGCGGCGGAATACGTCCGCAATGATCTGGGCTTCTTTGAAGGTGATCTCCCGACCCAGCAACAGGCTGGCGCTCGCATATACCACCGTGATCCCGGGCCGCGCCATCATCGCGGCCAGCGCCGCTTTGGCCAGCGTGGTGCTCTTGCCACCTTGCCGGCGCCAGAGCAGCACGAAGAACCGGCGCAGCGCCAGCTTGAACATTATCTCTTCCTGGTAAGCCCGGCCGCTGTCCAGCAACCCGGTGGATGGGACCGATGGAACCGATGGGTCGGATGCGACGGACCTGGCGCGGGGCTTGGGCATGACGCTCGCTCAGGCTTGGCTCTTCAAGGCGGTGAAGTGCTCCCCGAACATGAGCTGGCCCAGCGCATTGATCTTGTCCTCGTTGCTCTGGCTGCCAGCCGCGATCTCAGCCGCTCGCTCGTCGGCGTTCCAGGTGAGAAACAGTTCGCAGGTCTCGCGCTGGAATTTTGCCCGGGCAAGGTCCAGTTCCTGGTCTTTGCGTTTGAGTTTCTCGCCGTCCAGCAGGAGCCGGTTGGCGGCAATCTCCGAGCCGCGCAGGTCGGCGATCGCCCGGGCCATGTCGGCCGCTGACGATCGCCGCCGCCCCCGCCGCCAAGGTCCCACCCGAGGCTTGCGCCAGTTGCGATGCCACACCCGCCAGTTCCCGGGTATGATCCAACCGTTCCCGGCGCGTGAGCCAGTCGGCGTAGCCGCCATGCCGCCAGTCGCTCAGGTTCTGGTCATTGATCGGGTCGCCACTGAACAGGTCGGCCAGGATCTGGCGCACTTCCGGGCGCTCGTTCAGGTCGCCCAGTATCGCGCGACCCACCTCGCCGTCGTGCCGGCGAAGGTTGATCTC